ACTGTCTGCACCATTTGGAGAAACATCTTTCTTAACTAAAGCTTTAACATGCACAGCACGATCAAACTTAAGTAATCTAGAAGTATCTTCTTTATCTTTTGCTTCTATAGCAATACCATCTTTAGATATACGTGGTAAGAAAAGATCATTGTTTACATAACCTTCTTTGTTTTCCCACTCACGACCACCTATACACATATTAATAAATGTAGATCCTTTTTCACCTTGTGTAAATAAGTTATTACACTCTTTTACAAAATCTTCAATAGTTTCTGCTTCAATAGAATCTAAACCATCTCTCATTCCTAATGTTTCACCAACAGTAATCATATGTTTTAAGATTTCTTGATCTCTATTAATTTCTCTACCACTTGGTAATGTAGTGTTTTTAAATGGAAAAGGGCTAATTCTTACTCTTCCAACTTGACCATCATATCTACCAAGTCCTTGATTATTATAATCTCTAAAGAAACCTTCAAAATCACCACCAACTGGTTCAGTTTCTACATGTAAATGTATATTATATGATTCTGTATCATATGGTGTTTGATCTAATGTAATAGAATTTATTCTCACTACATGGTTTCCTGGATCTAATACAGGTTTTGTGCGTCCGCTTCCTGCAGACATGTCTTTAGTATTTAACATAACTTTTTTATTTTTTAAATTTACTTCACTCATTTTTATTAATTTTCATATTCAATAATTGCATCTTTAACAACTTGTAATGAATTATCTATACGTGCATCATCAAACATTCCTGCTGGTGATTTACAAGTATTTTCTCCATTATTAACTGTCTCAAATACATAACTTAACTTATCATCTTCTCCTTTGACAACTTTACCAAAGAGAACTATAGAGAATAGACCTTCTAGAGTTAAAGTATTATCTATCATTTTACCAATAGTTTTTGCTTTAACTTTTCTGTGCCCATTCATGTCTGTTGATTCTTCAGAGTGTGTAAGAAAGAATATATATAAATCATCTCTCATATCTTTAGGTAACTTAGCTACTTGAGCCAAATTAGCTGCAATTTGAGTAAATTTATCATATCCTTTCTCATTAGCTCTGTCAAAATATTCAAAACTTGACATATACTGCCAGTCATCTATTACTAGATTTTTTATATGAGGCATTTTATCATTAACATGCATCATAGCTTTAATAATCCCTGCAGAAGACGACACTGGTGTCATATTTCCTTTTTGATTTTCTTTGCTAATTGCTGTATAATTCTTTTTCCATCCTTTAAACGGTAAAGGTTTATTAGCAATGTTAATAATAAATGTCTCTTTAGGATCTAAATCCCTAATAGATGTTGATTTACCTGACCCGGAGTCAGCTATAACTAATACTGATTGTGCCATTATTTATTTAATTTTTGATTTATACTTAATAATGCTCTTTCAATACCTTTAAGAACATCTACTATACTTCTTTCATCCGGATTAGTTAAATTAACTGTCTCTTTAACTTTAGATCTATCAGTAATATCGTTTATTACTTTAAGATTACTTACAGGTACAATATGTCTTTCAAATCCTGAACTACTTGTTACTATTTCATATTCTTGATCCCATGTAGGATTGTGTTCTAATAAATACAATGTTCTTTTAGGATCTTCTGAGTCATATTCAATACTAACAAACTCAGTAAATATATCTTTATTTTTCTGTAGTTCACTAGGAAAGAATGATACATGTAACTCATCTTTACCTGATGGTCTATATGCCATCTTTGGTATGTATAATGCATTTATATTCCCAGCTGTTTGGAAATAATTTTCATGCTCTTTTCTTAATTCTAATACTTTTGCTTTTCTTTCTTGTGGTGTCATATTATCTTGATTCTTGTTGAGGTGGTGTATCCATCTCAGTTATTCTCATATTTTCAAACTCTGCTTTGAAGAAACTCATTCTTGTATCACCATTTCTTGCTTTAAGAAAATGTAATACTAATGTTCTTTCATCTTGTATTATATATTTATCAGGTCCATAATATCTAATCTTTTGTTTAGCAGGACGGTTAATACCTATTAAAGTATCAGCATGTTGTAACATTGCATCTGAACCAAATATATCTGATTCTAATACATAATTACCATACTTACCGTTAGTTGCTCTGTCTGGATTATCTATATTCCTATTTAATTGTGATAAACATATAAACATACAAGGATATTTACGTTTAACTTCAGTAAAAAACTCACCTAATTCAAATAACATATCTAATCTGTTATTCTGATAAGGTGCTCTTTTAACAAGAATACTATGATCTAATGTGATAATAGTTTTCTTTTGATGCTGATTCATATATATATCTACTTGATCTCTCATTTGATTTACCGTCATAGGTGTGCTAATAATATCAACAGGACTTTTAACCCTGTCTTTAGCATACGCATGACATTTATCAAATGTTTCTCTAGTAAGTTGATATCCTGCACTACATAATTCTTTATAAGTTTTACCTGTTAAAGAACTAAATTCTCTTAATGCTGATGTTCTACCTACCATTTCAAATTGAAATTCAAGTACTCTATAATCTTCTTCAGGATTAAGAATGAAAGACTCTCTAATTATTTGATCTTTAATTAATGTTTTACCAGAACCAGGTCTTCCCCCAATTACAGTAAGAGTATTCCACTCTAATCCATCAGTCACTGCATCATTAAACTTAGGCCATGGAGTTTGTATAGATTTCTCTTTACCACTCTGCCTAGCTAACATATATTTCAGTGCTTCATTAAATGACTGATATTGTCCGTCCCATGCTGGTTTAACTTGACTCATACTACTTTTTCTTTAAAATGTTGTTTGTCTTCAAGTGTTACACCATCACGGATCATATCACAATAATCAGCTAATTCTGAATGTTTTACTTTATTTTTATCTGATTTACATATAAAATATTGACTTGTTTTCATATACATATAATCTTTTTGTTCATATTCTCTTATATATAAAACAGTAGCATGTACTACTTCTTGCCAAGTATAATCATATGTTTCAAAAAACCATCTAAATGCATTTTCTAATGTTTTAACGTTTTGTCTACCTGGTTTACCACTTGGTAATTTACCTGCAGGAAAAGCTTCCCTATACATTTTAAGCATTTCTACATAGTCTTTACCTAATAGTTGTTTAGCTGTTCTTTTCTTTGCTACATTAAAATAATTAGTGTATTTAGCACATATTCTTTTACCTTTTTCAGTTAATGAATACATTGGTCCTTCTTTATATATTATTAAACCTAAACCAATTAATTCTGATGCATCATCTTGTTTATACTTTATAGGAAAAGTAATTTTATTCTTGATCCCATACAAGAGAAGCAATTGGTTCGGTGTAAGTTTGTCTTTTAATATTTTCTGGAATAGTTCTAACATAAATTTTCATATTTTCTTTAAGCTTTTCATAAGCTTCACAAACTTGTGGATCATTTATTTCTAATAAACCTTCTACTTGTCTAATGCTATGTATTACACTTGCATGATGTTTGTTTATAAATTTCCCTGTGTATTGTAAAGTAAAACCTAATTGGTTGCACATATAACAGAAAATTTGTTTAAATATTACAAATTCTCTTTTTCTACATTCTTTTGCCAAGGATCTACGTCCTTTAAATTCAGGATACAATTGTCTCATTGTTCCTAATACTAATTTTTCAAGTACTTCTATAGTTTTAATCTGATGTGCTTCTTTCATTGCAACTATCTCATCTTCCCATTGTCTTACATTGACAATCACATTAGATTTATCACTTATTAATATATTTAAATTTTTATCATATTTTGACTCAAATTCAATTTTAAACTTTTGAATTTCATTAGTCATTTCTAAAATATCTTCTTTGAACATTGTTGGTTGTTTAAAGGTTTACAAATATAAGAAAATTATCTTTCTTATTAGTTTTTTTATTGGTTTTTTATCTATATATTTGTCACATAATATTATAATTTTAATCATCATGACAAAAAAGAAAAAAACAGAAAAAAAAGTTGAGGTTTCTGATATGCCGAAGCCTATGACAAAAGAAGAATATATAGCTCCTGCCAAAAAATTTGCTGAAGAAAATTTAACTCAAGAACAAATAGATAATCTTGTAAAAGTTAAAGATCCTTATATGGCTAAAGATGAAGAAGCATGGAAAGAATTAAGACAAAAACAATTAGATATTAAAAATTCTGACTTATATAAAAGTAAAACTTTTTTTGTCCCTGGTGAAGCTATAATTAATACTCCTATTTCTGGTTTATTTAAGCAAGCTATTCAAGATACATTAAATTATGTTTTTTCTACTATGAAAGCAGAAGATCTTGTTAAATCTTTAGTAAGAGTTCAAACAGGATTTAAAAATTTAGATTCTAAAGAACTTAAACCTGCTGATATGGCAGTATGGACTTTATTAAATCTTATAACTGAAATTAATTTTCAAGCTCAAGAACAAGGTAAACTTCTTAATACTGACGAACAGTTTGGTGATACTATATCAGATTTAATAGATAATTTAGATTCTGATCCTAATTTTGAAATTACTCCAGAAGTAATAGATAGTGTGACAAAAGAATATCAAAGTGCTGTACCAGGTGCCACTGAATTTAAATTTGTAGATGAAGATTCAGACACTAACGAAGATTAATGCCTGAATAGTCACCAATGTCAATTAATTCTTGAATTACAAGATTTAATTCACTTTTACTACATTTAGCAAAAGATTTGCAGTACTCTGACCCCCGTTTATTAATACAGAGTCCTGCTTTTCTTTTGACTTGTAGTTTCATTTCACCAAAAGTATATCCTATATTATTTGCTACTTCTCTAATCATAGCATGAATCTTTGCAATTTGTGCTGCAGATCCATCATCACTAGATACACTAGCAAATATTTCTATTTTAGTATCTTCAGGTAATTCTTTAATCCAATTTTCATAAAGAGTTCCTTTGGCTTTTATAGTGTGAACAAGTTTACCGTCCACTTTCTTTAATATTGAGAAAAAGTTTTGTTTCATGCAGATAATATTATTGCAACCATAGCTACTAATAAACCTATTAAAATACCAAATTTTAGTAATGATTTAATATCTTTATCAGCTTCTTTAGCTTCTTCTTCCCATTCTTGAAGTTCTTTATCAGTCATATATTAAATTTTCAATTTTATTCCATCTCCATGGTGATTCACCTGGACAATTCTTTTTTACACTACAAGATGATAATGCAAATAATAGTATTATTCCAATTATCATTAATATTATAATGTTTCTCCAATATCTATAATTTTTCCATCTTTCCATAT